AACAGTATCACTGGAAATGGTAGTGGTATTGTTTTCTTTAATCCGAATGGAATTAATGCTGATGTCACTGTAAATAATTTAACTGGTAAAGGAACAACTGGTGTTAAACTTCCAGTTGGAACTACAGATCAAAGAGTTAATACACTTGGTTCACTACGATTTAATAGCACACAAGGATTTGCTGAATATTATAATGGTAATCAGTGGGTAGCAATAGACACTCCACCAGGTGTGAGTTCTGTAAATCCAACTAATTTTGAAAGTTCAGCTTTGCCATCTAATATAGTCATTACTGGAACTAATTTTCGTTCAGCTGTGTCTGTAAAATTTGTTGATAAAAATGGATTACAAACTTCAGCAGGTTCAGTTACAAGAAATAGCGTAACACAAATTACAGCGCAAGTACCAAATTCAATAACAAGTGCGAATGAACCTTATAAAGTTAAAGTTACAAATACTGCTTCTGGGTTATCTGGTGAATTAGCAAATGCTTTTAATATAGATGCTGCACCAGCGTTTGGTGTTGCCGCTGGTACTTTAGGAACCCTAGTAAGTGGTGGTTCTGCTTCAAGTCTTACAACAGTTACAGCCACAGATGATGAAGGAGATAGTATTACTTTTTCAGTCACATCTGGTTCTGTTCCTGGCGGAATAACTTTTAACTCTAATGGTACTTTCTCTGGCAACGCTAATCAAGTTTCTTCAAGCACCACATCAACATTTGTAGTAACAGCAAGTGATGGAACTAATACATCTACAAGACAATATACTATAACAGTTAATCCTGCATTTGTTCAGTTATCAGGATCTGGTACTTTCTCAGTTCCATCAGGTGTAAATACGGCTGAAATACTAATAGTTGGTGGTGGTGGTTCTGGTTCTCGTTCATCTAATGTACCAGGTGGTGGAGGAGGTGCTGGAGGTATTGTTCATAGAGCTTCTTATACATTCACAGCAACAGATAAATCCTCTGGTATCGCTTACTCAGTGGGTGCTGGCGGATTAGGAGTTGGAATGTCATCGAATGGTGAGAGGTATGCTGGTGGTGGAAACCAAGGTGGTGATACTACCTTTGCAATCTCTGGAGGGACTATAACTGCTAAAGGTGGTGGTTATGGTGCTGGTTATGGTGGTGGTTCTCCGATTAAACCTGGTTTTAGTGCAGCTTATTATGCACCAACCCAAGGTGGATCTGGTGGTGGTGGTGCTTGGGAATATGGAACTGGTGCTTCATCTAACCAAGGCACATTCTCTGGTTGGACATCTTACGGAAACTCTGGAGGTAACAGATACCCTAGTGGTGAGACCTATGCCACTGGTGGTGGAGGTGGAGCTGGTGGTAATGGTGCTAACTCAGCAGATGGTCAAACTGCGGGTGCTGGTGGTGTAGGACAATTATTCTCCTCATTTACAGCCTATGGTGAAAGTGGTTACTTCGGTGGAGGTGGCGCAGGTGGTAGTAATAATAGTACCGTTGCTCAAGGAGGTAACGGAGGTGGTGGTGATGGTGGTGCTGTTGGTAGTCTTAGTGGTCAAAATGGCACAGCTGCAACAGGTGGCGGTGGTGGAGGTGCCAAGAATAATGGTAATGATGCTGGCCACAAATCTGGTGATGGTGGAAGTGGAACTATTCTTCTTAAATATTAAGGTATAATTAGATGGGAATACAACTAAACGGAATTACAGGAGATATAACAACACCAGGTGATATAGGTGTTGGTGGTACACTGACCTATGAAGACGTTGCGAACGTAGACTCAATCGGTATTGTCACTGCAAGAAGTGGTATAAATGTTCCAAGTGGTAATGTCACAGTAAGTAGTGGTTCATTTGTTGGTGATGGTTCTCAATTAACAGGAGTCAGTGGGTTTTCAACTGCACTTAGTAATACAGAAGGTACACTTGAGAACCTTGTATTCAAAACAACAGAATCATTCACAATCGGTGCAGGTCAATCAGTTAGATTAGAGTCAGATAATATGTCTGGTAATACTGTCTTCACAAGATTAGGTCGAATCAATGTTGCAACGGGTGCGACATTTCACGTATCTGCTGGAACCACATTTGTAATGAATGTGTTGAATGTATTCTAACTAAATAACAAAAAAGAATTAAATGTCTGAAATTAGAGTTGAAAATATAATAGGAGAAAATGGCACCGATGCAGTTAAATTCACAAAAGGTGTTAATGTAACTGGTGTCTGCACGGCTACATCATTTATTGGTAGTGGTGCAAGTCTCACAAGTTTACCAGCAGGAAATTTAACTGGAACTTTACCTGCAATTAGTGGTGCAAACTTAACAGGTATTTCTGGTGGTTTAGTAGCTTTTAAACACGCACCAATATCTGCCTATCAAGTTGTTACATCAACCTCTGCAACAGCAACAAATTTACAAATAACTTATACACCTCAAGATGGTGCTAATAATCGAATCTATGTAATGTTAAATGGTAGTATGGAAATAGATGGTAATGATAATAACCAACATCAGATGCAACTTAAATGCACTGGACAACACACCACAGATGTTCCAACCGCAAATCAAAGGTGTGCTGAAGATCAATCTGGTGGTCCACGAACTTATACACTAAACAAATTTTTAAGAGACCCAAATATTACTAACAATAATGCAATTACTTATAGATTATGGGTCTACTGTGAAGATGTAACTAATAGTCAACACCGATTAAGGACAGATTTAAGTATCACAGTTGTTGAAATTGACCCTAGCGCAAACCAGAATTAACATGAAACACGATATCGCATCAGCATTAGCAAAATTAAGACCATACGCACAGTGGTCTTGGACAGCTCCAAACTATGATGGTCTTGAATGGTTAGATAGTAGTCAAACAAAACCAACAGAGATAGAAATTTATACTAAGATAACTGAACTTGATAAGGCAGAACCGATGAGATTAATGCGTATCGAGAGAGATAGAAGACTGACAGCTTGTGATTGGGTAGTTGCGAAGGCATCAGAAACAGGAGTGGCGGTTCCAGATGCTTGGAAAACATATCGTCAGGCATTAAGAGATTTACCTTCAACAGCATCACCTACCTTAACTAGTTCTTATAGTTTAAAATTATCCTCTGTAACCTGGCCAACTGAACCATCCTAAATAAAAAAAAGATCTTAAAAAATGTCTGAGATAAGAGTCGAAAATGTAATAGGAGAAACTGGTGTTGATGCAGTTAAATTTACGAAAGGTATAAACGCAACTGGTGTTATCACTGCGACAAGTTTTAGTGGAAGTGGTTCAAACTTAACAGGTCTTGCATCAGATAAAATATTTGAGGGTAATACAGAAGTCGAAGCTGTTGATACAGGTTCTGATGGTCACATAAAAATTACAACTGAAAATTCAGAAAGATTTAGAATCAATAATGTAGGTATAATGACATCATATTACTCTGGAAACAGAGGTGGTATGAGTTTATTAGGTGCCTTCCAAGCAAGAGTTGATAGTAATGCTTCAGAAGGTACTGTTCCAGCTATAACAACAAAAGACATTCATTGTTTTGATGCATGTGGATGGTATAATAATTCTAATTATAGATACACACCACAAGTTAAAGGATTTTATCAATTCCATTTATCAGGTCAGTTTGGTACAGATATGAATGGAAGTAGTATTGAACAGAGTTTTGCTTTTCAACTAAACGGTACAAGTATGAACCAATATGCAGATGGATATTCTACAAACTATGGTAACTATTATTTCACTCAACTTTCTGCTATGGTCTTTTGTAATGGTACCACTGATTATGTAACTGCTTGGATGAACAGTAACAGAAGTCCTCAAATTTTTTCTAGCACTCGGTGGTCAGGTTACTTAATACATCCTGTTGCCTAACTCATAATAAATAATTAAATGGCATCAGAAATTAGAGTCAATAAAATAACGCACACCGCAGGTGTTGGTACAATCACTACCAACGTTGATGGTATTGTTGTTGCTGGCATTGTAACTGCAAATAGTTTTAGTGGTGGTACTTTTACGGGAGATGGTACAAGTTTAACAGGACTTTCTGGTCCAGAGATATATGGTTTCACTGGAATTGGAAGTAATTTACAGGTAACAACAACAAATAGAGGTGCCGATGATATTACTGGTGCTCAGTATGATGCATTCGAGCAAGTATTGTTTGCACCATCGGGTATAACTTTCAGTATAAATAACAATGGGAATCTAATCGCAACCTTCTGATGATATGGCAAC